AGGTGCTATTATCGAGAGAAACAAAAAGATAATAGAAAAACTTCCCGACGGGACCGAGCGGATAATGGGAAAAAAGAAAGCCGTGCGAACGTATACACACGAAGCGGTAGATGCGTTGTGTTTGCGACCGCCTACAAACAGTGCGAGTGATTTTTTAGAGATGGACCGCGGGACGAAACGAACGAAGATGTCGATACAGGATGCTGTAAAACTCAGGGCTACTGATTCCGTAGCTTTTCATCACGAGGTCCCGACAAACGTGAAGACAATCCAACAGCGAATAGAAAGCCACACGGAAAAAGCGCTCGATAAGATCACATTAGAAAACAAAACGAACGGATTCTTGTAATTGTCATTTTAATCATATTGACACACTGTGTATTATAACACTTCCATCGCACACACACACATCATCAATTAAAATGTCTTCCGCAAAGAATGTCACCGTCGTGGGCTCCGGGTATGTCGGCAGTGCCATGGCTGCTCTTCTCGCCAAGTATCACAATGTCATCGTTCTTGATATTTCTCAGGAGCGGGTTGACAAGATGAACTCTCGCAAGAGTCCCGTCGAGGACAAGGAAATCATTGAGTTCCTCGCAGACCCCGATGTTAAGATCTTGGCAACCACTGACAAAGCGGTCGCTTACAAGAGTCCTGACTTCATCGTTGTGGCGACTCCTACTGATTACGACGAGGTATCGGGATATTTCAACACAAAGACGGTTGATAGTGTCATAAAAGACGCCAATCATATGTGCCCTACTGCACTCATCGTGATAAAATCTACTATTCCTATCGGGTTTGTAGATTCAATGCGCAAAAAATATGTTACCGATAATATTGTTTTTTCACCGGAATTCCTCCGCGAAGGCCGGGCTCTTCGTGATAATTTATATCCATCGCGAATCATCATTGGGGATAATTCTCACAAGTCAGTGTATTCTGATTTTGGAAAGCTTCTGGCACGTGCATCGCGTATTCCAGATGTCCCTGTGCTGTATATGGGAACAAGAGAGGCAGAGAGCGTCAAACTGTTTGCTAATACCTATCTTGCGATGCGGGTTTCTTATTTCAACGAGCTCGATACATTCGCCCTGAAGTATCACCTGAACGCGGCTGATATTATCGATGGTGTGATGCTCGAACCTCGTATTGGGGAGGGATACTGCAACCCCGGTTTTGGGTATGGCGGTTACTGCTTCCCCAAGGATACCAAGCAACTCCTGGCCAACTGCGCTGGTGTGCCTCAGTGTTTGATCAGTGCCATCGTGGAATCTAACATGGTTCGCAAGCAATCTATCGTTGCTGCGGTGATCGCCAAGAAGCCGAAGATGATCGGCGTATACCGCCTGGCGATGAAGGCCGGGTCTGACAACTTCAGAGACGCCGCGATTCTAGATATCATGGGACAGCTGAAGGCCCGTGGATTCAACATCGTGATTTACGAGCCGTCTGTGGAAAAATACAAGGATTATGTCATTGATAATGATCTCGGACGTTTTACAACAGAGTGTGATCTCATCATAGCCAATAGGATTCCTTATGAGCATCGTATTCTTTTTGACAAGAAGCTGTTTACACGCGATATTTTTAATACAGACTAAGACAAAACGAACGGATTTTTGTGAGTAAAAATATATTAACATATATTAAAATTGGAATGTCTTTAACACAGCTCATCGCGTCTACCCCGGTCGACAGTTATTTATACGGTACTCCTCGGAAAAACGCCTTTTTGGCAAGGTTTTCATGGAGAGTGCCATATGCGACAGAAATGATTCGTATGGATTTCCAATCATACACGGCGCCAGGGAAAGGCTCCCTGATTATCCCTAGGAAGGGGGACATGTTGACAAATATTTTTATCCAGGTTGATATGAAAAAATTGTCTACAACTGGAACATCGTTTTTCCCTATAGAAAATCTTATAGCAGGCGTGCGTTTGTATATAGGAGGTCAGCTTATAGAGCAATTTGATAACAACTACATGCGTATAAGGAATTCGCTTTTTACTGATAATGCTGAAAAAGACGCGATATTGACGATGGAAGAATTTGAATCAACGGATGCCGACGGTATGATAAGGTCTCTGTGGCTGAAGTTGCCATTCTGGTTCAACACTACATCGCTTGCACTTCCATTGATAGCTCTTCAATACCACGAAGTACGGCTCGAGTTTGATTTCCAAGACCCAAAGAACATACCGGGTATAAATCCTTCGTTTTCGCCAATCATTACCGCATGGGGGGAATATGCGTTTTTACCCACCGAAGAACGAATCTTGTTTGCTACGAAACCTCATAAATATGTAATAGAGCAGACGCAGACTAATAATTTTGTTTCTAAAATTTCACCTACGACGAGTGCCACGACGAAGTATACATTGCCATTTAACCTTCCAGTAAAATATCTGATCTTTGTGTTTAGACAAAAGAGTGTGTTTGGGATATATTCTGGAGATACTACGGTTGGTTTATCTGCGGATGATAAGTATACCCCTCTTCAGTCTGCCAAACTTCAGATAAATGGTATAGACAGGTTTACGGAACAACCTGGGTCATACTTCAGGCTTATCGAGCCATATAGGGTAATAAACAGAGTACCTCCCGCGGGCATGTATTCGTATTTTTTCGCCAAGGAGCCATTGAATGTTCACTCCTCGTCAGGAACACTGAATTTCTCAGCACTTGATACAGTAACGCTTGTTGTCACTACTAAGACTGCCAGTGCAGCAACCGTAGGAGAGGTGCTAAATGAGCAAACTTCAGTATCCTCTGCTGCCAACTTAAATATATTCACGGTGATTGCGCGTTCGATGAACATTCTCAGAATAGAATACGGGATGGGTGGCATAGAGTTTGCAAATTGATAAAAAAAAAGTTATCTTATTTTAAATGTCTAGTTTTATCGCAGCGAATCCGGTAATATCAACTGGATCGGCTCAGACATTTGAAATAATTGATGGAATAATTCATAATCTTTTAGTAACGGGAAACCTCACATCGACTGCTAATATAGGAGCTGTTCAGGATCTCGTAGTTGAACATATCCAATCAAATGCCGCAACTATTAACCAGCTTACTGCCGATATTGCGAACATTAGACAGCTTACTGCCGATATTGCGAACATTAGACAGCTTACTTCTAACACAGGGGATGTGTCATTCCTGAATGCGGGAGTTGCGAACATTGGTATGATAAATGCTATAAATGTTTCAGTTGGTGGTAATGTGGTTGCCGACTATTTCATAGGCGACGGGACGAAGTTGACGGGGATAACCACGGATGCGAATGTCCATGTCACTACAGACAAATACTTATTGGCAAACGTAATACAATCTAATATATACCTGAGCGCAAATGCTGTAAATTACCCAGGGATGTTAACAGCACTCAATTCATCTGGCAAAATTTATCAGCAGTCTCTCGACGGTTATTTGGTAACTCCGGAAGGATATGTCGCCAATGCGACCGTCAGGCTAGGTCTCGGAGGCGGAGATCTCCCTATTGGTTCGGTTGTAAGACAAACCGACAATGGGAATTCATATATGTTAACAGCATCCCCATCAAACATTGATGTCAATTGGATTACATTCACCGGGGTTATATTCCCCGTAAACACGGTATTCGGTAGAAATGGTGATGTTTTGGCAACGTACGGTGACTATTTAGATAACTATGTAGAGCTTTCTGAATCAGTTGGCATAGTCCCAGCTGGTAATGCAGTCTCCGAAGCACTTCAAATGCTACAAAATACGAAAAAAGACAAGATCAATAGACAATCTATGTGGGTTACTAATGGCTCGCAGAGTATTTCTAATACGACGACGATACCAATATCATTCGGATCATTTAGAACAACTGGTGCATCTAACGCAACGATCATATCTATGTCAGCCGGAAGTGTACCGAGTGCGATGTTCAAAAACACAGGGGGTGATAATTTGTTCGCGATATCTACAAGAGTGACATTCGGAAACGTGTCAAATAATGGCGCATCCACTGTAGTAATGTCAATGAACGGAAACATAAGTTCGATGAATCGCCTTGCCGAATCTTATCAAACCAGTGTATCGCCACAACACACACAGATACATTCTTTATCAAGCACCGTGTTTATCCCCGCTGGCGAATTTGTTGAAATTCTTGCGACAATTAATAGCAACACCGCATGTTCTATAGACGGATTACTATCATTCTCACAGTTAAATTAAAATATATATATTTAGTATCACAACACAATGCCAACTCTGCCTCCGACATTCCTTAGAACAACATTATACACAAACGAAGTCAGAGGGAATGTTATTGTAAACGGAAATTTTTACACATCTTCTAATGTCAGTGCAACGTACTTCATTGGTAACGGTGCATATATCACCGGAGTTACAGCTTCACTTCCTTCCGAGTTCGCAGCCGATGTATTGGGTAATGTTACGGGGTCATACATTAATGTCAACAACGCAACTGCGACATACTTCACGGGTAACTATTCAACGCTCTCTGGAAACTCATCGGCCTCTTACTTCATTGGTAATGGCGCGCTGCTGACCGGGGTTACAACCACACTCCCTTCTGAGATCACCGCTGATGTCCTCGGTAACGTCACCGCTACTGGAAATGTATCCGCAGAGTATTTCCTAGGTAATGGTGCGCTGCTGACCGGTATTGAACAATACGTTCTGCCCTCCGAGATCACCGCTGATGTCCTCGGTAACGTCACCGCTACTGGAAATGTATCCGCAGAGTATTTCCTAGGTAATGGTGCGCTGCTGACCG